CAGACGGACAAAGGGCAAGTTTTTTACGTTGCGCCCACTCAGGGTCAGGCCCGTGACATCATGTGGCAAACCCTATTGGAGCTAGGACACCCTGTGATTGCGGGTTCTCATATTAACAACCTGCAGATCAAGCTGGTCAACGGGGCCACAATTAGTCTCAAGGGAGCCGACAGGCCAGAGACAATGCGTGGTGTGTCCTTGAAGTTTCTTGTGATGGATGAGTACGCGGATATGAAGCCCGATGTATGGGAGCAGATCCTCCGTCCAGCACTGGCTGACCAAAAGGGTCAAGCAATGTTCATAGGTACGCCTATGGGTAGGAACCATTTTTATGAACTGTACAAGTACGCAGAACTAGGGGATGACTCAACGTACAAAGGGTGGCACTTTACATCGTATGACAACCCGATACTGGACGCAGAAGAAATCGACATGGCTAAAAAATCTATGTCATCTTATGCGTTTCGTCAGGAGTTTATGGCATCGTTTGAAGCCAGAGGCTCCGAAATGTTCAAGGAAGATTGGGTAAAATTTGGAGAAGAACCAGAAGTAGGAGACTACTATATTGCAGTTGACTTAGCTGGTTTTGAAGAAGTTAATAAGAAACGGACAAAGAATACAAAGCTAGATGAAACTGCAATTGCTGTTGTTAAGGTTAGTCCTGATGGTTGGTACGTTGATAACATTATACATGGGCGGTGGAGCCTTGACGAGACTGCCACCAAGATATTTCAGGCCGTTAGAGACTACAGACCCGTTAGCGTTGGTATTGAGCGAGGAATTGCAAAGCAAGCGGTAATGAGTCCGTTAACAGATTTACAAAAAAGATATGGTACATTTTTTCGTGTAGAAGAACTAACCCACGGTAACAAGAAAAAGACAGACAGAGTTATGTGGGCGCTACAAGGACGCTTTGAAAACGGTTACGTATCTATTAACAAAGGGGATTGGAACAACAGGTTCTTAGATCAACTGTTTCAATTTCCAGATCCTTTAACGCACGATGACTTAATAGACTCATTAGCGTATATAGATCAGTTAGCAAAAGTAGCATACAGTTACGATTACGAAATTGACGATCACGAAATACTAGATGTTGTGGCAGGATACTAACATGAGTTTGTTTTGGAAAGAGTACACAAAAGATTTACATAAACAAAAGGTGTTTAGACCTTTTAACACATATGGTATTTACGCTATCTCTGCCGTAGTATTTTTTACTATGGGCTATAGCATAGCTTTAATTTAAGGATAATACTATGGCAGATGAAATCTATAGTGAAGACCCTCTTATTATTGAGGAGTCACTAGAAGAGTGGGTGATTACTAAGTGTGAAAACTGGAGAGATCACTATGAGTCGAACTACGAAGCAAGGTTCGAAGAATACTATAGGCTATGGAGAGGTCAATGGGATCCTGCTGACTCAGAAAGAGCTTCAGAGCGTTCTCGCATTATCTCTCCTGCGCTTCAGCAGGCTGTAGAGTCTAACGTAGCAGAACTAGAAGAAGCTACATTTGGTCGTGGCAAGTGGTTTGATATTACCGACGATGCCAATGATCCAGAAAAACAAGACATTCAATATTTACGTAAAAAGTTAACAGAAGACTTTGAGTCTTGTAAAGTACGAAAAGCAGTAGCAGAATGTTTGATTAACGCTGCTGTATTTGGAACAGGAATTGGGGAGATAGTCCTTGAAGAAATTAAAGAAATGGCTCCAGCGACTCAACCCATTATGGGTGGTGATTTGCAAGCTGTGGGCGTTAATGTTACGGATAGGGTTGTTGTTAAGCTCAAACCTGTACTACCCCAGAACTTTTTAATTGATCCTGTAGCTACTTCTATTGAAGAAGCTTATGGCGTAGCAATTGATGAGTTTGTATCTAAACACTCTGTAGAACTTTTACAAGAACAAGGTATTTACCGCCAAACTCTTATTGAATCTGCTGCTCCTGATACAGACTTAGAACCAGATCAAGACCTAACAATTTACAACGATGACAAAGTACGACTGACTAAGTACTATGGTCTTGTGCCTCGTGAGCTTCTTGAAGAAGAAGGCGTAGATGTAGAGTCTGATTCTATGTACGTAGAGGCTATCGTTGTTATTGCTAATGGCGGTACACTACTCAAGGCTGAAGCTAACCCTTACATGATGGAAGACCGTCCTGTAGTAGCGTTTCCGTGGGATGTAGTTCCTAGCCGCTTCTGGGGCCGTGGTGTATGTGAAAAAGGATACAACAGTCAGAAAGCTCTTGACACTGAGCTACGCGCACGTATTGACGCCTTGAGTCTTACTATTCACCCGATGATGGCTATTGACGCTACTAGGTTGCCACGAGGTGCTAAACCTGAAGTACGTCCGGGTAAAATGATTCTTACTAACGGAGATCCTCGTGAAGTACTTCAACCGTTTAACTTTGGTCAAGTCGGTCAAATTACTTTTGCTCAAGCTGCAAGCCTTCAACAAATGGTACAGCAAGCTACAGGAGCCGTTGACTCCGCAGGTATTGCTGGACAAGTTAACGGAGAAGCTACAGCAGCAGGCATAAGTATGTCGCTAGGCGCTATTATTAAACGCCACAAGCGTACCCTGATTAACTTCCAACAGTCTTTCCTACTGCCTTTTGTTACTAAAGCAGCGCACAGGTATATGCAGTTTGATCCTGAGTCATACCCCGTAGCTGACTACAAGTTTAACGCTACGTCTACTCTGGGCATTATTGCTCGTGAGTACGAGGTTACTCAGCTTGTACAGCTTCTGCAGACCATGAAGCAAGACAGCCCGTTGTATCCTGTATTGATTCAAAGCATTATTGACAACATGAACTTGTCTAACCGTGAAGAACTTATTGGTGCTATGCAGCAAGCAGGTCAGCCTGATCCGCAACAACAACAAATGGCTATGGCAGCACAACAATCTCAGATGGCCTTTCAACAGAGTCAGACAGCCGCCCTTAATGCACAAGCTGCTGAGTCGCAAGCAAGAGCAGGTAAGCTGTCTATTGAAGCACAACTTGCACCTGAAGAACTACAAGTCGATAAGATTAACGCTATTACTCGTAATCTCCAAGCAGGGGATGAGGATGATAAAGAATTTGAGCGCAGACTCAAAGTTGCAAACGCCCTTTTAAAAGAAAGTGAAATAGAAGGAAAACGTAAAAATGTTAATGACACAAACCGAAATGAATCAGCTCCTAGAACAGATCAACAGCGTGTTCAAGAGCCAGTTCGACAAATTGGACTTGTTGGAGAACCGGGTCAAGGAATTGGAGGGTAAGGTTGATGCCAAGCAAAAAGGATCCAAGACTAGCACGAGCGGGAGTAAGCGGGTTCAACAAACCGAAACGGACTCCTAATCATGCAACAAAGTCTCACGTAGTTGTTGCTAAGGAAGGTGACAAAGTAAAAACTATTCGTTTTGGTGAGCAAGGGGCTAAGACTGCTGGCAAACCTAAAGCAGGTGAAGGCGATAAAATGAAAAAGAAACGAGCATCATTTAAGGCTCGTCACGCAAAGAATATAGCCAAAGGTAAAATGTCTGCGGCGTATTGGGCAAATAAGGTAAAATGGTAATGGCAAAAGGAATGAAACACTACAAACGTGACGGGACTCTTCACACAGGAGGAACTCACAAAATGCCAGATGGCACATTGCACTCTGGTAAAACCCACGGCAAGACTTCTGTAAAATTATTTCATTACAAAGACTTGTCTAAAAAAGCAAAGGAGAAGGCTAATGCCAATGGGAAAAGGAACATACGGAAGTAACGTAGGAAGACCTAAAAAGAAAACAGGCGCTCTGCCGTCTAAAAAAGGGCGTGGACCGTCTCCAGAAAAAAAGAAAAAGAAGAAAAAGTAGTGCCTAGAAAAAAGAAAAAGGCAAATGATGCGTGTGCAAAGAAGGTCAAAGCCCGTTACAAGGTATGGCCTTCTGCGTATGCGTCTGGTGCTGTAGCCAAATGCCGTAAGGTAGGCGCTAAGAATTGGGGTAACAAAAGTGGCCGTAAGAAAAAGTAAAAAAGGTGCTGCCCTAAAGAAATGGTTTAAGGAAGAGTGGGTAGACGTAAAGACAGGTAAGGCTTGTGGTCGTAAGTCTGCTACTAAGTCTAAGCGTCCCTACCCTTCCTGTAGACCTAAAGCTGTTGCGTCTAAGATGACTAAGGGTGAAAAAGCCTCGTCATCGCGGCGTAAAACAGGGCCAGCTAAGATTAAACACGCTGTTACGGCGTCAGGTAGAAGGCGTAAAACTACCAAAAAGAGTAAATAACTCTTGACAAAGTTATAAAAATATGGTATAATACTACTATGTACTTAGTACATATTTATATAAACTACAGAGATAACCTAGAGGCCTCAAGTGGATCAAGAAACTCAAACTTATTACGACAATTACTTTAGTCTTTTTCTTACTGATGGTTGGAAACAACTTATGCAAGATTTTAATACTAACGCTGTGCAGATTAATAGCGTTGAAGCGACTAAAGATTCTGATGATTTGTATTTTCGTAAGGGACAACTAAACGTATTAGCCCACTTACTGAATATGGAAACTATTGTTAATACTAACTATGAAGAAGCAAACAAAGCTTCTGAAGAAGATGATTAAAGTATTTGACTTTCGTTGTACTAACGGACATATATTTGAAGAATTTGTAGAAGGCAACGTAACAACCATTAGGTGCGGTTGTGGAGCCAACGCTACAAAAATTGTCTCAGCTACTCAGCATATCCTTGATGGTGCTTCAGGGGATTTTCCCGGCAGGCACATGAAATGGGTACGCGAACACGAGAACGCTGGGAAAACTAATCGGGAAGCCTAAAAGGACAACTCCCATGTTATTTCTCCATAACCTATAAAGGCGGGGTAAGTTTATAATGTCACGAGCGACACTAATTGATGAGCGCCCAGAAGATATCGAAGGAACCGATGAGCTAGACACTCAGGATACTGTTGAGACTCCTATTGAAGAGGAGCTAACTCAACAACAAGAACCTGAATCAACAATTCCAGAAAAGTACCAAGGTAAGTCTGTCGAAGACCTCGTACAGATGCACCAAGAGCTTGAAAAGTTTTCAGGCAAACAGAGTACGGAAGTTGGTGAGCTACGCAAGGTTGTAGACGATTATATTCAAACAGCACAACTCACACAACAAGCACCTCAACAACAGCAAAAACAAGATGAAGAAGTGGACTTTTTTGTAGATCCTACTTCTGCTGTAAACAGAGCTATAGACAACCATCCTAAGATTAAAGAAGCGCAGGCGTACACTGAGCAGTACAAAAAGCAGGCAACGCTGGCACAACTTCAACAGCAACATCCAGACATGGAAGCTATCCTACAGGATACTAAGTTTGCTGAATGGATTAAAGGATCAAAAGTTAGAACACAGTTATTTGTACAAGCTGACCAGCAGTACGATTACGATGCTGCCCACGAACTGTTTACTCTCTGGAAAGAGCGTAGTCAAGCGGTTCAACAAACAGCGGAAGCTGAAAGGCAAGCTCGTAAGAGTGCAGTAAAAACAGCTAACACAGGTAATGCTCGCGGAACAGCAGAGGGATCTCGTAAGAAAACTTATCGTCGTGCTGACCTTATAAATCTTATGAAAACAGACCCTGATCGCTACATGGCACTACAGCCTGAAATTATGGCAGCTTATGCAGAGAAAAGGGTCAAGTAGCCTAAAGGAGAATTATCATGGCTAATGAAACCTCTGGAACTTATTTCACAGCTAATGCTGTAGTAGATAAGACAGCGGCAGGTACTTTCATCCCCGAAATCTGGTCGGATGAGATCATCGCTGCCTATCAAAAGAACTTGAAGATGGCTCCCCTTGTCAAGCGTATGTCTATGTCTGGCAAAAAGGGTGACGTTATTCACGTACCTAAGCCTATTCGTGGCTCTGCATCTGCTAAGGCAGAAGCTACTGCAGTTACGATTCAGGCCAACCTTGAGACTGAACTGCAGATCACTGTTGATCGGCACTTTGAGTACTCGCGTCTGATCGAAGACATCGTAGAAGTACAGGCTCTGTCCTCTCTGCGACAGTTCTACACTGAAGACGCTGGCTACCAACTGGCTCTGAAAGTTGACACTGACCTTATCAATGCTGCTACTGGTTTCGGTAACGGAACTCGTACTCAGTCTCCCGCCAACACTGGCGCAAACTGGGTAAACACCAACAGCTACTACTTCAATGCCGCTGCTGGCCTTGCTACGTATGCTGCTGACACTGTAACGTCTGGTGACAACTTTACTGACCTTGGCTTCCGTGAAGCTATTAAGCTGATGGACGATGCTGATGTACCAATGGACAACCGTGTGCTAGTGATCCCACCTGCATCACGCAAGTCAATCATGGGTATTGATCGCTACGTATCTTCCGACTTTGTTGGTGGTCGTGGTGTCGAGTCAGGTCTGATTGGTAACCTGTACGGCGTAGACATCTACGTTTCTAGCAACTGCCCGGTTGTAGAAGCAGCAGGCCAGAACTCTGCGTCTTCTGCCGACACTCGTGGTTGCCTGTTCTTCCACAAGGATGCCCTTGTAATGGCAGAGCAACTCGCTGTACGTTCGCAAACTCAGTACAAGCAAGAGTACCTTTCTACTCTGTACACTGCGGACACTCTGTACGGTGTCGAAACTTATCGCCCAGAAGCAGGATTTATCCTCTCTGTTTGCGACGAGTAATCGTTCTAGGGGGTCAGCAATGGCCCCTTTTTCTTCCCTTCTTGTTTTTCTTGGAGTAGTTCATGGCTACCACTATTAAACTTAAAAACGGATCAGGTGCGCCTGCAGCTAGTGATTTAGTCCAAGGCGAACCAGCTATTGATCTGACTAACAAGCGCCTGTATACGGAAAACGCAAGTGGCGTTGTTATTGAAGTAGGATCAAACCCAAGTAGTCTTTCGATTAACGGTACTGCTGTCACTGCAACAGCAGCAGAAATTAATACCTTGGATGGCATTACATCCTCTACTGCAGAACTCAATATTCTTGATGGCGTTACGTCTACGGCGGCAGAACTCAACATTTTAGACGGCGTAACGGCAACTACGGCTGAAATCAATATCCTTGATGGAGTTACTTCTACCACAGCCGAACTCAACATCCTTGATGGTGTCACAGCAACTGCAGCAGAACTTAATATCCTAGATGGTGTTACGTCTACTACAGCGGAACTTAATATCTTAGATGGAGTTACTAGCACCGCTGCAGAGCTAAACATTCTGGACGGTGTAACCTCTAGCACAGCAGAACTTAATATCTTGGACGGTGTGACAAGCACCACGGCTGAACTAAATATCTTAGATGGTGTTACTGCTACTGCTACAGAGCTAAATGTTCTTGACGGCGTTACAGCTTTTGTTGATGAAGACAACATGAGCAGTAACTCTGCTACGTCTATTCCTAGCCAGCAGTCAGTTAAGTCATACGTTGATGCTCAAGTTGTTGCTGGTAGTGGTATTTCAAATGTTGTTCAAGACACTACCCCACAGCTAGGCGGTGACCTAGACGTAAACGGCAATGCCATTGTAAGCACAAGCAATGCAAACATTGCCATTACGCCTAATGGCTCTGGTAAAGTTGTTCTTGATGGAAATGTAAGCATTGAAAGCGGCCTTATTGATTTAAAAAATGCTGGCGCTGTCTCTAAAATAAAATTTTATTGTGAGTCTAGTAACGCCCACGCACAAACGCTTGAAGGTGCGCCTCATTCTCTTAGCGCGTCAAACACGTTAGTTTTACCTGCTGCTGGTAGTAATCTTATTTCAGACACAGCTACGCAAACGCTAACCAATAAAACCCTTACATCTCCTGACATTAACACGCCTGACATTGATGGCGGTACGATTGACGGAACTGTTATTGGTGGATCTTCAGCAGCCGCAGGCACGTTCAGTGCTTTGGTAGCTAACTCGCTTACTTACCCAACTAGCGATGGAAGCAACGGTCAAGCCATTATTACCAACGGTAACGGCACACTTTCTTTTGGCGATGTGTCTGGTGGGGGTGGTATTACTTATGTAACTAAGACTGCTAACTACACCATGTCTGCGGGTGAGGGTGTTATTGCAAACACCGCTGGAGGCTCATTTACTCTTACGTTGCCTGCAAGCCCATCTACAGGCGATCAAGTTATTATCGCAGACGGCAGCAACTGGGCTACTACAAACCTAATTGTAGGACGCAACGGTTCTACCATTGAAGGAGTAGCTTCTGACCTAACGTGTGACGTAGAAGGTATCTCTGTCACAATGGTTTATGACGGCTCAACGTGGCAGTTGTACCCACAAACAGGAATCTCTCCTAGTCTGGGCATTGATGACAATGCTACAAGCACGGCGATTACGATTGAGGCAGATGGTGACGTAGGTATTGGCACTACAAGTCCTCAAGAACAGCTACACGTTTACACAACAGCAGATGCAAGAATAGAAGCAGAAAGCACAACAGGTGTCGCTGGCTTCAAAGCAACAAATAATCAAGGCTCTTATGCTTGGTATGTTGATTCCTCTGCTGATAAATTTCATTTATATGATTTTACAGATAACGCAAATAGATTAACTCTTGAGGGCACTGGAAACGTAGGTATCGGTACTGATAGCCCTTCTGATAGGTTACACGTTAAGAATGGCAGTGCAGGTAGCGTTCCTACTCACTCTTATACTCAGTTTAATCTAGAGCATAGCACACACGCGGCTATTCAGATTTCTACTCCGAACAGCGCAGAAGCGGGAATTATGTGGGCAGATCCTGAAGATTCGGACGCGGCAGGGATTCTCTACTACCACGCAAGCGATTTTATGTATTTCCGTGTTAACGCCGCAGAGCGTATGCGTATTGCTAGCAATGGTAACGTAGGTATCGGTACTACGAGTCCTGCTCAAACGCTTCATGTGCATGGCAACGGAACATTTGGTTCTGGCAACACCCGCATAACTACATATTCTGATTCTAGCTATTCAGGCATTTACAACGGTAGCTCTCTCACCTCTGACGAAGCTATTTATATGGGTGGCGACCATATTTATTTCTACGCATACGGTGCAGAATCTTTACGCCTTAACTCATCGCATCTTTACGGGCGAAATGTTTTTCCTTTTTTAGATAATACTTATGATCTTGGTGGATCATCAAGCAGATGGGACGATGTTTATGCCACCAACAGCAATATTAACACTTCAGACGCCCGAGAAAAGCAG